ATGGAGTGGGTCAATTTTGGCTCTGCGATTTTAGGTGCTATCGTCGGTGGTATTATTACTGGTTTTTTTGCTTTAATAAGTGTGGATAGAGCCCATCGTAAAAATCTTGACCAAGCAGAGAGAAATGAAGACAGCCTTGTTAAAGGTTTTTTGCAGGCAATCCACGATGAAATGGAAACTATAACTGAGAGATACCAGGAAACAATGGGGTCTAATGTTGATGCCTTAAAAGAAAACCAACCCCTCTTATTTCATTATCCTTTAGTTAATGACTATTTTGCTGTTTATAATGGAAATTCATTCTTGATTGGTCGTATCGCAGACAACGATTTAAGAAAGCAAATAGTTAAAACTTACACTTTAGCCAAAGCCTTGATAGATTCATTTCGTTTAAATAACGACTTAGTTCAGAAATACGAATATTTGGAACAACTATTTCGTGAAACCAATAACCAAGTGCATAAACAGCATTTGCAACTCCGGTTTACACAACTGATTCAATACGCTAAAGAAATAAAGAAAACTCATGAAATTTTGAAAAAAGAAAGTTCAAATTTATTGAGAAGCCTCAGAAAAAAAGGCGTCTTATCAGAAGCAAGATATTGATTCTATGGCTTATACCCGGCCCCATGATCCAAACTTGCTATGCAAATAAAAACCGGCCCAGGCATCGCCCATCAAACGTCGTGGATTCCGCGCCCCGGTCCGCCTCGAACGGGCACCCACGGCAGGGCAGATCCTTTTCGTTCGTTCTTGCGGCTCTCGCTAAACAGTCGAGATAATACTTACATCGATAGTTTCGCATGCGTTCCTGTTCTCAAAAAGATGAACGGCCGACCGGTACGAGGCCACCCGGCCGGCCGTCAATCGCACCCACGGGATAGGCGCCCAATGATCGCCAAAGGTGCGAAAGCTATCGTTGTGCTACGCGACGTTCGTGAAGAAGGATGTTCACGGCCGTTGCCGGATCGCTATATACCAAGGTCTCAACCTGCGATTGCTTAACTCGTAGGTTTTCCAGCGCGTCCTGCTCGCCATCGACAATGACGTCAACGTTCGTGGTTTCGACGATTGCCGCCAACTCTTCATCGGTAAGCTCCACGGTGGGGATTTCCATGCTGCCCTTGTTGCCTTGCTTTCCAAATTTGGGCAACTGGTATGCAACGCCGTGCGATTTGGCAAATTTGATAAATTCAGTGATCCGGCGCCGGTCGATGCTGGCGGTCGTCTCATCGATTTCCGATTTCAGCTTTTCGAGTTCACCCCTTCGGGTGTCTTTGCCCACGCCAACGGCTTTTTTTGCGGTTTCGTGGGCTTCGGATAGCAGCCTGGTGAGTTCGTCATAAGCCGCCTGGTGGCCCGCAATCTGAGATTTCAGCTTTGTTTCACCAGCGGTTGAGCCGCTTTCGAGGTTTTCGTTGATCTTCTCCCGCAGTTCCCTTTTCGCCAATTCCAACGCCGTCCGGGTTTCGTCCCGCCGTTTTTCAATCGCCAGAATACGGTCTAAGGCATCGTCTAACTTGCTTTTTTTCTTAAACATTTTTGCTTCCTTTCATGAATTAAAATTGACAATTTTTCAAAGGCTTCCGTTTCCCCGAGGACCACACCGTCGATGAGGCCAGCCTGGTGTGCCTGTTTCGCAGGGAAGATCCTGCCGTCCAAAAGCCGAACGATGCTATCAATTGAGCATCCCCGGTGCCGGCAGACCTCCTTGATGGTTTCGTAAAACGAAGCATCGAGCGAATCCTGCAAAACCGCGTGATCCGTCATTTTTGCGAAAATCCACGGGGCAAGAGGCCGTCCATCGGTTTTGGCAGGTGTTTGCGCACTTACCAGCGTTGTCGGGCGGTACCCATCGCAGGTCCTGCACAATACCCCCAGGCCACCAAGCCGGGCATCGGGGCGCGCATAGATCCGGCTGGCAGCCATGGACGCAATGAATGCGGCGCTGCACGCCTGCCGTAAATAGGCGACGGTGGGCATGGTCGCGGATGCCGTCTCGAGAACCTCCACCAGCCGGCTTTCGACGAATGCGTTTCCGCCGGGTGAATTGAAAACGACGAAGGCGCCGTCAACGATGGCCAGCAACCTTTCAAATTGCGCCAAGATTGGGAGCATGGGTTTTGCTATCTCGCCGCGGATATGCAACCGGCCGATCCGCCCCGAATAATCGCTATCCACCGCGTACCATGCCGCCCGGGCCGGGGTCGGCTGCCGGGGTGGATTTGGATCCACGGGCAGGTGGGGAGACGGTCGCAGCGGACAGGTATCGTAAAACCTGCAGTCCGGGTTTTTGCATGGATCGCGGTCTACCATCTTTTCACACGCCGCGAGACCCCCCTGGCCGGCCTGGTGGAAGTCAGCATTTCCTCGCGCCACCATTCAAGCCAGCGGGTGAGTTCGCTTTCGTTGCCGACCCAAACCCCCTCCCTTTTATAAATGGGCAGTCGGTGCCGCCTGTACATTCTCATCAACGTGTCATCGCTGACGCCGCCCAAAAATTTCTTAATTTCATTTGCTCCAACAAGTACTTGCTCTGCCATGATTTTCCTTTCTACCACCGCCTCACGCGTTCGGGCTTCCGTCTCTGGGGCCGTGGCCGTGGCGTTGGCTGTGTTTCGGGTTTTGTCCAATATCGGGCATCGAGGATTTCCAGGGCGCAAAAGTTGAGAACAAGGCAATCCCACAAGTGATTGTCTTTCCCGTCCGGGCATTCCCAGACGCCATTCTCGTTGACGTATTCGACGGACAACTGCCTCGCATAATCCTCGGGGAACTGATCGTACAGGGATAGGCTGCCGGGATCTTCGGGCAGCACTTGCAGGGCGGATGCAACCTCATCCTTAAAGTATTGCGTAGAGACGATGACAGCCTGTAAACCGCCCGGATCGCTCGACTGTTTCGACCACTGAAAAGGCTTCGCCAACTTCTGCCGACCAATCGACGGTGCAATCCGCCCTGGATTCATCCGGCAGAAGTCGTAAACCTCGGCGGTACGATGTCCCATGGCATCCTGAAGGGAGAAGGAAACCGCGTATCGGTTCCCATCCGCATCGCCGGGCAAATCCTGCCACAAGACCTGTGACAAAGCCTCGAAGTCGGTGACAAAGCCGGCCCGGATGCAATGACCAATGGGTCGGGTGCCCGGTTTCGCCCATTCCCACGCTTGAAGCCAGTACCAAAAGCCTGAATCTTGCGTATCGATTCCGGCGGTGATCACGGCGATGCTGTCGCCGCCCGGCACCAACCCTCGCGGCCGGGTCGGATCTACCAGCGTCAGGATCTTGTCGACGTCTCTTCCCGCCGGCTGAATTTTCCACGGTCGGGCCTCATAGGCATTGGCAAAGTCCTTGAGTGCCGATATGTCATTTTGCCCCTTGATAAACGCGCCTGCCGCTTCTCTGAGAGGGACAAATCTGCTTATCCAGGCTGGATAGTGGAAACCGATGGAAACGGGGCGCTTCGTCTCGAGAACATCGGTCATATCGTCGCCGGTTTCCCGGTCTCGCCATGTTCCTGCAGCAACGGCCAGATCCCGCCGGGCATCGTCCCAATGGCCACCACATTCGGGGCATTCGTACCAAGTGGATGCCGGGTCCGAAAGGATCTCACGCGGATCCGCATCGCCGCCGCCGTTCCATTTGATGGAGGTGAAGTCCATCAGCTGCCAGGCGTCGCACAACGGGCAACGCACCCAATAAACGAAAACCGCCTCGGCTTCGGTTTCCAGGGCTTGCCAAATGGGCCCGGCTTCAACGGTGGGCGTCGATACCCGTATTATTTTCCTCATGTGGCCGAAGGTCCGCGTCCGTTTCCGGGCCAGGTCTATCGGTCCGGCCTCTTTCGAATTTGCAACGGCAGGATACTTGTCAACTTCATCCAACAGGACGAACGGCAACGGGCGGGATGCCAGGCGGGATGCACTGGATGCCCAGGCAAAATAAATCCTGGAGTTTTTCAAGGTCAGGCGGTGCGCGCTCATATCGTCCACGGCCCCTGTCAGATATTTGCGGAGCCGCGGACTTTCCTGAAACATGGGTTGCACCCGGTCGCGGGATAGATCGCCGGCGGTTTTTTCATCCGGGTAAACGATCAACCAGTTCCCCGGAACACGGTCTGTGGTATATCCAGCGATATTTAAGGCCAGGTCCGTTTTGCCGGTCTGGGGGGGAGCACAAATAGCCGCTTCCTGCACATGCGGGCGCATGATCGCGTCCATGATCCCGACAAGGTAGGGAGTTGTTGCGTTTCTCCAGGGGCCAGGAACAGGACTATCGGCGGGCGCTACACGATACTTTTCAACCCATTCGCTCACAGCCATCGGCGGGCGTTTCTTCAGCTTCAGCCGTAAACGCGGACGGATCTTAAATGCTCCGGCATCGGAAAACGGCCGAGCGGTCTCAATCCGCATCGGAGCCCTCCGGCACGAGTTCGACCTCGCCGGCATCGCAAATCGCGTTTATTTCGGTGGTGAGGTCCCGGTCGAACATTCCGTAAAAGTCGTTCGCCCTGCTCGGGTCGGCGTCGATCGATGACAGGTATGTGGGCAGGTTCCTCCGCAGGACATGCCGCGGCACCGCGTCCAGCAGGGCGGCAAGGTCAACAAGCTCCGCTTCGTGGTCGTTTTTTAGGATATACCGGCCATGCATGACATCATTTTCATGTTGCAGGCGCTCGTTTTTAAGCTGCAACTGCCGGATCTCTTCGGCCAGCTTCTGGTTGACCTTCGGCGCCACTTCCGCAGATTCGGCACCGGGTTTCACCAGGCCGGCAAGCTGGATATACCGGGTAACGCTTTCCATAAGGACGGAGCCGTCCGGCTGTTGGTAAAGCAAGCCTTTTGCCGCGTCGCTGTAAATTTTCCCTTGTGAAACCTTGTAACCTTGGGCTCTCAGCCATTCGTGGGCTTTTCGTCTGCTCGGAAAATTTTCCATTTTATTTTCCAACTTTCCATTTTTATAAATTTACAGGTTTTTTTGGGGTTTATCTGTGGCCAGCTTCGGTGCTGGCCGTCACCGAGGGTGATCTATCGCTCAGAAGAACCTACTTTATCAGCCCCCCACCAACACATCAGCCGCAGCGCGGAACGTCTCGGCCAGCCGCAGCCGTTGTTCATCATCAGCAATCTCGAAATGAAGGCAGCCGCCCAACTCGACTTCCATCTCTTCCACCACCATCAGTTGGATAAACTCAATCACGTTGCCTATGGGGCTTCTCCCAATACAAAATTCATAGTGGTCCATCTGTTTTCTCCTTTCGATTTTCCGGCCGCAGCCGGTGCCAAAGTTTTTCGGGTATCAGGATAAAATTCCGATCACGGCCGAATATCTCCCGTACCCTTTCCAGGGTTTGAAGTGGACAACCGCAGTATTTTATAAAGATTGGACCGCCGACGGAGGCAGCCGCCGACGGTCCAATTTTCCCCGACGGGCGGGCGTCGGGGAAAAGCTGTTTTTGAATTGGTCTTATTGCCGCCATTGCCTACCTTGCCTACTTGCAGCTAAGATCTTAAAAAATAAGGCTTTTTCTAACTTGGCAACGTTGCCTACTTGTTGCCTACTCATTGCCAACCGTTGCCGACTTCCAACCAAGTAGGCAAACCCGGCAAGGTAGGCAAACCCGGCAAACCCGGCAAGGTAGGCAACGTAAAAACACTCTCTAAAAGAAAAAAACATTCTCTCTCTCTTCTTAGGTAGTCATTGAGATATATTGGCCGTATCCAACCGCTTTAACTATCCCTTGCTCACAAAACCGCTTGAGATTATGGCGAATAGTTCTTTCGTTCACGCCTGATTCTCTGGCGATTTCCTTTGGACTCATGGAGCCGCCGTTTTCCTTCAGTACGTCGATAATGGCCTGCTGATTATTCGAAGCCATGACTTCCCCGGCTTCTCCCTTGTACTGCCAGGTGAAGGTTTCCCGGTGCCGTTCCAATATGATTGACCTATCGTCCAGGCTTCGCCCCCTGGTGGACAGCTTGAAGCCGGCCCGGTCCCGCTCGATGACGATTAAATCGTCAACGCTTCCCTGTGTGCCGATGCTGCCGGATATGCTGTCGAAAGGGTCCTGGTATTTGGTTTTTGTGGTGTGGTGAATGAGTAAAAGGCATATGCCGGCTTCGGTGGCCATTTCCGCCACGGGTGTCAGGCGGTCAACGTCGATTTCGTAGGCATTCTTCTGGCGGTCCCGTTTGCCGGACAAAAATTTGTACATTGTGTCGATTACGATAAGGCGGGTGTCCGGGTGCTGGCGGATAAATTCGCGCAGGGATTCAATGCCTCCCTCATCGGCTTTCGGGAAGTTGGTGGCATAGAAAAAATTTGCCGGCCATGCGGTATCGTATGCCGGCAGCATTCGCTCTATTCGAGTTTTCAAGCGCCGCTCTGATTTATCGTCAAGGGAGATGTAAAAGACAGTGCCCGGCTCCACGACGAAGGTGCCCAGCGCTTTCCCGCCGGTGGAAACCGAAACACACAAATTGGCCGCCAACACGCTTTTCCCTATTTTCGGCGGTGCTCCCAGAATGGTGCTGCCTTGTGCCAAAATTGGCGGAACAACCATTTTAGGCTCAGGAAAAACCTTTTTTTGAAGGTCTGCTAAACATTCCCAGGTGCCAACACTGGCAGCCGGCAGGCTCGATGCAAGCGCCGTTTCGATAGCTTGCCGGGCGAATGCTCCCAGGTCGCCGCCGTTGCCGTTTCCGGCCTGCTTGGTTATCTCATTGGCCGCAATTATGACTTTTCGGTGGGTGGATAGCTCGGCAATTTTTCGGCAATACGATGCTGTGTCCGATGGAACCGGGCATTCCATTGTCAACCGCTTCAGGTGGGCAGCGCCGCCAACCTTTTGAAGCTTTCCGACTTCTCTCAGCGATTGGACCGTTGAAACGATGTCAGGCGGCAGACCTTTATTATAAAGGGTCTGCATGGTCCTGATTGTTTCCTGGTTTGACGTATTATAAAAGTCTTCGGGGGTGAGAATTTTAAAAACGGTTTCGGCTGTTTCAGGATTGAGTAGTAAGCCGGATATGACCGACTGTTCGTGCTCGATACTATGTGGAAGTGGGGTTTTCATGTGCCCGCCCTTTAACCGCTGCCCCGGTTGTTTTTATCATTTCCAATCGCGCCATGATCCTTTTTTGCGCTTCCGCTGCCCCGGTCGCCATGGCCTATCTCTCCGCAGGTTGCTTTGTGATTTGCTCAGGGGTTACGTCAGGCCACAGCAAGCGCCGGTTGGGCAGTTTGATCGGTCTGACGCCCAAGAAATGACCCTTGACGCAAAGATTTCGGCGGACTGTTTCGCCTTTGACGCCAAAACGGGCAGCAAATTGATTGGTGTTGAGATGATTTTTGTCCATGACGGCATTCCTTTCGGATAGTGCTGCCGTCAAAAGAAAGTGACGGCAACGGTTATCAACGTGTTGCCGCCAACGTAGTGGGAAAAGGAAAAGCCCGAAAGGTACGAAACCTACCTATTTTTCGGAGGTTTCGTCGAATACGTGTAAAAGGATTCGACCGATATCCTTATAATGAAATTCCAGGGCATTTAGACATAGCAAAAAAATCGTGACAAATAGGCCTGTATCACTTTTAGAAATATGCAATTTGAAGTGTTCGAAAACGTCTTTTACGCCACGCCCGACCGCTATTGTTGTATCGTTTTTTGATCTTCCGGGCGTCGAAAACTTTTTCGATAGCATCTTTTTTTTACTTTCAAGTAAGGACTCAAGACGAACGAGATGTTCAGACATTTTTGATGCAGTTAGATACACTTCATCGGGAAAACTATCATGCTGAAAGTTGTCTTCCGAAAAGTTTTTAATATCGTCAATCGTTGCATTAAAGGAATGAATTTTCTTTATCAATTGGTCAAGTTGTTCGTTTTTTCTTTTCCGTTTGGGTTCCCTTGCATTTGCCAAATTGCATGCTGTTTCAATCTCACGAATAAAGGATTCAACGTCAATTTTATTTGACGGGCAAAGCGCATTGATATTATCGATTATTTCCTCACGTTCATCATCATCAAATTCGAAAAAAACTCCCTTTAAAACGTCCGGTTTTGAGGCAGTCCATTCGACTCTATCGAACAATTTTTTTGATAAAACATTGCCGGATAAATCTTTTTCGATGATGTATTTTTTCCCCATTATTTTTGACCTCCGCCGACCACCTTCAACCCCGTTTCACCGGCTTCCGGCTGTTCGATGCCGGCTTGCTCCAAGATCCAGGCCTCAATTTTGACGTGCCACATTCGCAACAGATCCAGTGGCCGTGCCCGGTAGTGCTTTTCCGCAATGGCGGATGGCTTGTGGCCCATAAGTTGAGCGACAACTCCCACCGGAGATTCACACCATTCCGACAAAGTGCCGAAGGATCGCCGAAGGCCATGCAGAGTCAGACCATCGATGCCGGCTGCGGCAAGACATTTGTTGTGAGCATGACGTGGTTCAGATATTCTTGTTGATTTAGCCGCCGGGCTGCTGAAAACGTATTGATTACGACGCGGAAGAGGGGACAGAAGGCTCGCGACGTAGGGCGTTAAGGGGATGGTTCTTTCTCCTTCTACCTTGTCGCGGATAGTGAGACTTTGCCATTGAAAGTCAACGTCATCCCATCGCAGGCGGGCAAGCTCCCCCCGTCTGGCTCCGATCAAAAGCAAAGTTTGGAGATACGCGGATATGACCGGGTTATGATATTCACGAACGGCTTTGAACCACACGGAAAGCTGTTCTCGTTGTAGGCAGTCGGCTTTCGGTTTTTGCTTTGGAAGTACGTCTTTTTTAATTCGAGTGGAACAAACGGCGGGAGAGCACAGGCCATGATATTCGGATTTTATATCGCACCAATTGAGGAAAGCACGAAACAGGCTGAATGCCAGCCGGGCCCTAGCCGCTCGATTTTTCGATTCCGTCTTGAGCCATGATTCAAACTGTTTTTGATCCAGTTCGGCCAGCTTCAACGGCATCAACTTTGCCAGCGGTCCAGGTTTGATTTTCCCCTTTCCCTTCTGGCGCTTCCGGCCCCCAGGGTCGGCAAGGCTCTCATGGTCGGCAAGGTGGCGGGCGCTCCAATGGTCCCGGCGGTCTTTGATGTAATCGTCCCAGGCCTCTTTGACGGTCACTTCCTGCCGCTCCGCTTCTTCTTTTTCCTCATGCTGCGCCGTTATGCGCTCCTGTTTAGCAACTCGCGGGTCAACCCCTTGATCAACCATGGATTGAAGCCGGCGGGCTTCTTGGCGGGCGCCAGGGCTTTCGGGATTGCTATTATCAATCACCCATGTTCGAACATCACCGATTTTGACGCGGATGGTTTTTCCGTCCAAACGGGATTGGAAAATGTAGACTTTTGCCTTTTTAGTGGAACGGATACCCAAGCCTGGAACCTCGGAATCCCATAAAAAGGCCTGTTGTTTGTTGGATGGACAGTTGAAATCTTTCACCCTGCCGGCGGTCAGTTTCTGTCTTGCCATATTGCCCCCTTTGCTTACACGATGCTTACACAAAATTTTGTCGGATGTGTTTTCCGGCGGTCGGTTACAAGAATCCGAAGGTTAGGCCATTTCAACGGATAAAAAATCCGAAGGTGATTACAAAAATCCGCAGGCCAAACGTGTAAGCACTATGTAAGCAAATTTCGTCAATATTTGTCAATTGAAAAGCGTTGATTAAAAAGAGGGGATTTTATTAAATACTGAAAATATTAGGTAAATAGATGTAGTTATCAATGCCGATCAATGTTGTTTTAAGCGGACTTCGAATCCGTAGGCCGCCCGTTCGAATCGGGCCGGGCGTACCAAAAAATCAAGGGGTTACAGACTTAGTGCTGTGATCCCTTTTTTTCTGTGTGAGAATCCGTGTGAGAAAAATTTCGGAATGCGCTGGATCGATCCAATCGGAACTTTGGCATAGTCGAGCATAGATGCGCCATAGTGTGATCTGACACTCGGTTTGAAATGTGATCTGACACTCGGTTTGAAACCACCCGGGATTGGCCGGGACAGGGCGGGATTCAGTGGGATGTCTTTTGATGTTGGGGCCTTGCGTGGGATGGTTTGTCGTGGCGGCGTGGATCGGCAAAATGAAACCAAAATGGGGCTTTGACGGTTTTTGGGCCGGATCGGCGACCTGATGGGTGTCTATTTATGGTGTTTTAAATAGACGTGAAGGCTCGTTAATGGCGGTTTAAAGCGTGTTTAAAAGCCTGCAGGCGATGGCCACTGGTCAGAAAAAAGTCCGGAAATGCGGGGAAATGGGTTCAATTCGGACAAAAAATTTAAATTGTTAATTAAATCAACATAAAAGGGCTTTGACGAAAAATCAGAAAGTGGGAAATGAAATTAGTTTTTTAATTCTTGCTGAATGTCTTTTTTAAGCTCCCCGTTAGCGTCCTGATCAATTTCACCTGTCAAGAAAATCTATTCCAGAACAACTGACCGGCGATTTAAAAAAATGGGCAAGACCCAGGGTGTGAGGTCTTCCCCGAAATTGAAAAGTTGAAAGAGCGCTTATTGAGCGGGGTCTTGTGTCCCTCTGCTGTCGGGCTGTATCGGTAAAAACAGTTAGGGTTTAGTGTTTTGATATGCAGAACGCTCCAGTTGATTGCCGGGGTTTCATGCCACAGAGGTTGGCGATGGTCCCAAAAAACTGGACAGTATGATAAGCTCTGGGTCAGCCAAATTTGAAAGGATCTGACCATGAGCAAGAAACGTAGAAGCTATTCTCCCCAGTTCAAGGCGAAGGTCGCCCTGGCAGCCTTGAAAAACGATGAGCCCATTGCTGAACTGGCTGTCCGGTTTGAGATTCATCCCACAATGATCAGCAACTGGAAACGAGCGTTGGTCGATAGTGCCGCCGATGTTTTCGACAAGGTGTGATCTGACACCAGGTTTGAAACCACCCGGGATTGGCCGGGACCAGCCGGGATGCAGTGGGATATGCTGTGATGTCGTGGGCTTGCGCCGGATGTTGTGGTGACCGGACGCGGATTCTAAAAATGAAACCAAAATGGCGTTTTGGGCCGTTTTTCGGCCTTGGCCGCGTCTGGGCTGATGCCAATTCCAGTCGATTTTAAGTTGCGTGAATGCCCGTTTAAAGGGGATTTAAAGGGATTTTACGGCAATTTGCGGTCGATGTTGATTGGAAAAAAGTGCGAAAAGGGACGCATAGGGGTAAAAAATTTCACAAAGTGATTTTTATCAAATGATAACAAAGAGTAATAAAAATCGACAAAAACAGAAAGTGCGAAACGATTTTTAAGCCTTTTTACTTCCGGAACTTCTCTTTGTGTTATTGATCCACCCTCTCTTTTAATTCCTTCCCGGGCTTGAAAAAGGGAAGCTTTTTCGGAGCGATTTTTACCTTTTCACCTGTTTTGGGATTCCGGCCGGTGTATCCCTCGTATTCCTTAACAAAAAAGGAACAGAATCCCCGGATTTCAACACGGTCACCTTTTGCCAGTGCATCGGCCATCCCATCGAAGAACAGCCTTACGACACTTTCGGCCTCGGATTTGGAAAGCAGGTAGTCAGAATCTCTTAGCGCCTGGATAAGCTCCATCTTGTTCAATGGTTTTCACCTTTTTGATTTTTTGGGCCGAATCAAGCCGGCTGGTCCGGGATCTCGTCGTCGATTCTCTCCCGACAATATCCGTCAGCAAGCCGGAGACCGCTGGCGATGCCTCTAACATAACCGCACAGTTCCTTGAATGCGAGCCTGTCCGTTTCCATTATGAAATAAACATTCCTGAAAAAACATCTCCGCTCTTCCAGGCTGTCGATCGGGTCCTCTCTATCATTTTGAATAAAATCAGCGCAAGCAAGGACACACTTATCGCAGATATAAATATTTGGGCCTCCGACGAGCCTGTGGACTTCCTTCCTGCTTTTGCCACAGAAACTGCAGACCCCTCTTTCGAAATCGTCGTTATCTTTCATGGCAAGCCTCCTGTATTTTAAGCTAATTTGAAGCCGGGAAAAATCTGTAATGGACCTTTTTCCAGCTTCCAGGAAACTTTTCAGTTTTTGGACTCTTTTATCGAAACTCCCGATCCATCATAAATGCCGGTTCTATTTCATCATCCCGCCATGTTCTATTTCCCCAGGAATCCGTAAACAACGGTTCTGCCTTCTTCGAAAATCCCACTTCATCATTTTTTGGTGGACTATCTAAAACCTTTCCGGGTTTTGGCGCTCTCGAATATTCCGGAATTGGTTGCCTACGATTCGCGTTGTTCTTCACGTTGCGAACAGCCATAGGGCTATCATTTCTGGGGCATGAATGCCTGGTTTGTTTCTCCTCGATAATATTTTTGACGTGTTTTATGTGTGCCTTGGTAGTTTCTCTCGATGGGGCCAGTCGCTCAGCCTCAATTTTGGAAACAATCATCGGTACATCAGTGCTAAGTATCACCTGCCGGTCCTTGGATTTGATATACCTGATCAGTCCTGGGACGTTGATCACATTATTCGGCATTTCGGTTTTGAAGGTGCTGTTGCCTACAAATGCGACAACCGAGAATATTTGCTGATCGGTCAGTTCCAGCAATGATTTCAGGGTTTCAACGTGTTTGTAGTTTTGATGAAGGGGATTTTGAAATTTTTTTGTATATTTGAATATTTTTTGGGTCCACGTTTTCTGACGGGCGCCTCCAAAAATCCATCCTTTCATATTCTTGGTCTCGATGACGAACACGCCGTATTGTGAAACGATAATATGGTCAATCTGGGTCGTGCCATCAATGGTGGGCAGCGTGACGTTCCTGAGGACGTGATATTTATCCTTGTTCAGATGGATCTTCGCGGAGAAATGAACCATCATTTCTCCGGCGAATCCCTTGAACCAAGGCGATTTGAAAAAATAGAGAACAGATAGAGCCAGTATGGAAAGCAGCATTACCGGAATGAACGCACCGGAAATCAGTATTGATCCCATATTACCCTCCATCGGTTATTTTTATATCTATTTTAGGTAGATGCAAAAAACCAACCAATGGTAAGGTTTAATATGTATCGTGATTCAAGCTGGTTAAAAAGAGCATCACGGGTAGGTGGATGGTTTTTAATAAAAATCTATCAACAAAGGTTATAAAAAATAGCACACAAATGGTTCTCCAACTTTTCAATGAAGCCTATAGGTCCCCACTATTCCATTGGATTTAATCGAATGGTTTATTTGGCATTGATTCTGCTCAGTAGATTAGCAGCATTGGATGTTCACCTCGCTGTGTTGAAACCGATCTGAGTTGAAACTGCGCTGGCTTTTGTGGAACCAGACAGTCAACGGAACAGGAAAGCCTCTCCCGCTTCGCTCTTGTTCACGGACAAGCCTCTATGCCCAGGGGCTTGTCTTTTTTTTTTATGGCCGCAACGGTTGCAGTGTGGCAATATTGCCAGCATGCGCAAATTCAACCGAATATCATTGGCGGCGTTTCTATTTCTTATCCTGCTGTCAACCCTAGTTTGGGCAGAAGAGCCTTCTTACCAGGCAAAGGTTGTGGGCATCTCCGACGGTGACACAGTCAAGGTCCTGCATAACGGAAATCAGGTCAAGATCCGTCTCTACGGCATCGACACGCCAGAGAAACGCCAGGCGTTCGGTAACAAAGCCAAACAGTTCACCAGCCAAAAGGTTTTCAAGAAAACCGTGAAGATCACTCCAATGGACACCGACCGTTATGGCTGAACCGTTGCCTTGGTCCAGATGCCAGCCGATTATGTGTTCTTAAACGAAGCCCTTGTTTGGCACGGATTTGCCTGGGTTTATCGGAAATATTGCCGTGCGGATTTTTGCAGTGATTGGCTTGAATACGAAAATAAAGCCAAAGCGACTGGCAGAGGGCTCTGGAGCGATTCAAACCCGATCACGTCTGAAGTTACGATAAGATATTGTAATCAACCGTTTTGGTTGGAATGAAAAAACTGCGATACATCGACCAAATCACAGGTTGTTCAAATCTACAGATACGTTGGAGTAATCTTGACCTTCAATTTAAGAGTTCACGCTGATGGGATTTCCGATATACTTCAAATAAATATTTTGATGACATTGAATCTACGGTGAAAGGGATGCGTCTGCTCTTAATTTTTAATCGACCTTTTTGGTCTGTAACTGCGAAGAATTGGATTTGCCAATCACCTGTTAAGAGGAAACGCGCCAGCGAAGTTTTTGTCTGATGAATTGGGGCTAATTTTGTCACATGAATTAGATAATCTTTTTCACCCTTGGCGGGAACGGAGATTGCCTTGGAATCAATGTTAGCTCCGTCTGTCTGTTTGAATTCGTATCCGCATTCATAATCCCAACTATGCTCAGGTGGCCATAACAAGCATTCGCCTTGCAAAGGAAGTGAAATAGATTCATTGCCATCATTTTGGAGTTTAACTGATAGATAGGGAATGGTAATCGATTCGGCGTTATCCTTTCTCATTAACCAAATCGCGTCTCTAATTTCGCTGGGGTATATTATTAGCACACCAACAACAAGTCCAGCCAAAATTATGTAAAATAAGGCACCAATGCTGAAATGCGACACCCCGTATAAGTGGTTCTTTTGCTCATTTGTATTCATAATTAAATAGTTTTTAGTATTCGCCGCATACCAGTGTCCAATAACAATTCGAATTACAGATATATTGAGAGTATCCCACGAAAATTGAGGCTGTCAAAACCTGAGATTACATACCAATATCCCAAATCAGAGAAACTTTTGATTTGTATAGAATATCTATGCCCAAAATTTAATTTTATATCACCCTTTAAATCATTAATCCTTTAAGATACTGAAAGGCATTAATTGGCAAAGGGCTTCAATCAGCTCCGCCGTGTTTAATTTCGCGGCATTAAATTATCAAAATATTTAGATTGTGAAGTAACTCTACTCAAATTCCTCAAAGAACTTGTAATCCAGTTCATAAGTCTTGAATGGTTTGAGGCCAAGCTCATACTGCTCAAACATCCCTACCAGGCTGTCACCATCGACCAGTTCGATGGGCGTAACACCATCTCTTCGGGCCTCCTTCTTGGCATCTAAGGTGAAGGTACCGGTTGTCATGATGATGCCCTTGTCAGCCCTGCCCATCATGGCTCCTCTGAAATCTCTTACCACTGCAGCACCAACTGAACCTTGATATCGCTTGCACTGAAACAAGACTTTGAAGCTGACAAACGGATTAACCTGTAGGACTCCGATGCCATCAATGCCACCGTCACCTGAACGACCGGTAACTGTGACTTGCTCAAAGCCTGATTCACGGAGGAGCCTCTGGCAGATGCGTTCAAAACCATTGGGGGCCAGTTTTTTCAATTTACTCAAAAGTTCAGATTGGTAATCATTGCCCTCAACTGGTTCTTCAGATCCCGGTCCAACCTCACCTTTTTTACGTTGCTGCCGGTATTCCTTGCCCATATGTTTCCGTTGCTCGTATAGATCCAGTAGAAACTGGTCAGAGGGCTTCAAATTTAGTCCTTTCTCTGTAAGAGCCCAGACACCCTTGGTCGATGAGTCGAGATAGCCAGCCTTCACCAGCATGAATCTGGCCCACTGCACTTGATTTTTAACCCTTGATTGCGCAGACGAAATGGTTTCATTGAGTTCATCTTCTGGGATTTGCAGTTTTTCCACTACAAAATCGGTGACCTCACCAGCTCTGCCAGAACCTCCAAGCTCCTTCAAAACCTGGACAATAGGAATGATGTAACGGAAGTGCTGTGGGACTTGTAGGTCTGTCATAGCTTCTCCTATGTGAATAGGCTATGGATAGACAGAATGATGATGTTGAAAACTTCACCGGTCTCAGTAATTGCTAATCTTGCAGGATGTGCGATGTGCCTTCTTTAAAATGCCAGAGCCAACCAGTGTTGCCGCGACGATAAGCAATCAAAAAGAACTAACATAACCTTTGAGACAAGTTCAAAAATGGACTCATTCCATCAAATCCTACAAAGCATAGCCACAGACAATTCTGCCAACTGTCCCCATTTATCTTTTGGTTGCAGTATATTGTATTCAGAGCGAGTTTAAACTGATGGTCATGATCAACAGTGGGGGCGGTCCAGGGTCGTCTGGATAGATCCGGGCAGTTGCCGGTATCCAAAATTTTGAAAACCCCATCTTGAACCGTATGGTCTGTATCGTCCAGGATTGAGCCACCTTACGAATGGCCCTGACCATGGATAGCGGATTTTTGGTCAGGGCCTGTATATAGTAGGGTTGTCCGGGCTGTAGTATGGCCAGCCTGGCGCCGGCCTTGTTGTTGAATATTCGAAGTACCTGGCCGTGGTTATCAATGTAGATCGCAAAAAAGCCGCCAGACGTTTTCGGCGGTCGCTGCCCACCCTGACTGCCGCGCTTTTGGGCGGGCTTTAACTTTTTAGGTTTGCCACCCTGCGGTCTTGACCGGAACGCCGATCCTCTTCGGGTATCAGATCGGGAATATCTTCCTCACGACGCTCGCCGTTTACGCGGCGATCATACATACCTATTTTGAATTTTATAAATTCGCTAACTTCCTGAAGTGCCTCAGGGCGTATCTTTTCTAACTTTAAAAGATCGAAATTTATATCGGAGGCTATCATTCTCTGTTGAAAGTGTTCGATTAACACCAAACATGGATACGCTTCATGCGAAATTTCTTCCTTGGGGACCTCATCAAACAAATCTTGTAATAACCAATCGATTGATTTTTTATAACGCTTGGCAATCCTAACAAGGATGTCAGGTTCAGGAATCCTACCTTTTTTAAGATAGTTTGTCGCTGAATTTTCAGAAATTTCTATAGCTTGCGCGAATGATTTATTATTATCCCCCGCCTTTTTAATAAGGGAAAGTAGCCTTTTGCTGAATGAATCGGAGCGTATAGTCATAGAAAAAAATCACCAAACATTGGATAAAGACTTTACAAAATCATATGATTGTGTATTTTATAAATAGTTATGTCAAAACACTAACAATTTTTCGACAAGGGAGACCAGCCATGCATCCCGCCGACATCCAGGCAGAATTAAAAAAACGAGGTATCACACAGGCAGCTCTCGCCAAGGAGTGGGGCATATCCGGCGTGATCGTGTCCAAGGTGGTTCGTAGCCGGGACACCGGCTATGTAGCCAAAGACCATATGTTGGATATCGCCCGGAGACTCGACATGCCCGTAGAAGCCGTTTTCCCCTGGTACTACGTCGAGCGCAAAAGCGCTTAATCGTTACCGTTAATGTATTACCCCGCCCGATAGGGGGTGTCAATGTCGAAAGCCAGGCGAAAAACTGACCACAGGCGGCATGCCCAGGACTCGATTTTCGATTATCTGAAAAAACTCCAGCGGGAGGCCGCGCCTGAAGAGACCGAAGGCACCTACCGCTGCATCGATCAACTTCGTTCTTCCCTTCGACGTGCCATCAAAGATTGTTCGCTTTCCGTCGCCCAGATTGCCGGCGAGATTTCCCATCTGACCGGCGACACCATAACTTCGGACACTATCTATTCCTGGACCCGAGAAACCGACAGCGATGGCGGCGTTAATCGCCGTCATATCCCGGCCGAGTACCTGCCGGCCTTTTGTTACGTGACCGGCTGTAACGAACCTTTGGTGATCATGGGCAAGTCCAGTGGGTTTTTTGTATTGCCCGGTCCGGAGGCTTTGCGGGCGGAGATCGCCAGGGAGGAGGCCCGGAAGAAACGGATTATGGACTCGCTGAAGAGGCGCAAGGCGATGCTGGTGGAGATGGAGTCCAGGGATAGGGGGCGGTCATGATGGATTCAATCAACATCAACGACCACACATCAGGAGACGTTATCGAACGGATTCTCGGTCATGTGGCCCGAGCCAACCACGTGGCCCAGCAGTTTCTGGAATACGTGGGTCTACAGGACGAACGGCAGACCATCGGCAAGGTGATCTACCATTTCAACATTCTGGATCCTGCCCACCGGCGGTACAGGTCGACTGTTACGTTTGTAAAGCAGATTAGCGAATGATCCATCACTGAGGAGATTTAGAGATGGCAAGACGAGGCAATCCATTGTTCAAAGCAACCTCCCCAGAGTTTGAGGTCATTGATTCTGATACTGATGGCATCATCCCGTTTAATGAGAGTTTTCCTGGAATGCCACCTATGTCGGTACGCGAGAAAAAGCGCCTTGTAGAGTTGGAGGAAATCGTCACCAATAATTTCGAGGCGTTTTACCAAGTGGGATGTGCATTGCGGGAAATCTGCGATAAAAAACTCTATCGAGAAACCCACAAAGTTTTCTCTGATTATGCAAAGGATCTATGGGATCTCCAACGTGCCCACGCTTATAGACTGATTTCATCCGCAGATGTAGTCGATAGGATTATTCCGCATGTTTCGGATCTGAAAAGTGTCGCCAATTGGCGACAGAAATTGACTGATTCAAAAATGTCTCCCAATGGGAGACAAAACAATAATCCAATTCCCCAAAACGAACGCCAGGCCCGCGCCCTCGCCAAATACCCCGAAGAAAAGCAGATCGAGATCTGGCGCCAGGCGGTGGAAACCGCCGACGGCCGCATCACCGCCGCCCATATCAAACGTACCGCCCGCCAGATGCACGGCAAAGTCGTCAAAGAGAACATTAAAAAGGCCCGTAAAAGGGCCTGCCAGCCGTCGGTGAAGATGAGCGATCGGATGCGGGCGGCTTTCGAAGAACTGTTCGACGCCGTCAACGAAGATCGCCTGGCCGACTGGAAACACACCGATCCAAACGAATTGCTTCGATACCTCCGGGGATTAATGGAGGCGATCGCACATCCACTTTAGCTGTTGTGAAAGGAGAGAACCCATGGCCGAAGAATTCAAACTCGAAATCAACGTGGTCCCCGAGGCCGATGGTTTTAACGCCTCATCACCCCAGATTGAAGGGATGAACTGCTGGGGGCCTTCCATCGAGTACGCGGTGCTCGAATATTGCTTTGCTCTGCACCTGTATACCGAGACCCTGGTGGAAAAAGACCAGACGTTTGCCAGGTGAAGACCCATATGGATCATTGCCTGACTATCAACTCCATCGCCGATGTGATGGGGCTCAAGCCGCGCACCGTTCAGGTCCGTGCCAAACGAGAAAAATGGCACGCGATCTGTAGGCGGATCCGTGGCGGGTATCGTTATCTGTTTCCCTGCTCGATGCTACCCGACGATGTCCGCGCTGCAGTATACACTTCATCCTCCCAGTCCGCTGCCGCCGGCTTTACTCGAGGCGTCGGCGTTACTGAAGAAAGGCAACTGGCCGAACATGCCCGCCTGCAGGCCAAAGAGGCAGGCCTGGCCGCCTACAACGCGCTTTCCGCCGATAAACGCGCCGAAGCCGACGCCCGTTTAGAAATTCTCCAGGCCCGGGACGCCTTTCTGGTTGCCTCAGGTATGTCCAAAAAGAAGGGCACACACCTATTTATAAAAGAACTGAAGGCCGGGCATATCGATCTTCCTGGCGACGTTGCTGCAGCGATTCCTCAACGTAATGGTCAGGCTGTATTGTCCTGGGCCAGTTTGTACCGTTGGGAAAAATCCTATCGGGAGCAGGGCAGGGTAGGGCTGGCCGGCGGATATGCCAGTACATCTTCCTCCTCGGTCTCGCCTTCGATGCAAGATTTCATCCAGTCCATGATCGTTGATCATCCGCATGTTCTGATCCCGACGATCATGGACGCGGTCAAAGCCCGCTTCGCCGGCCAATCAATCCCAGGCGAGTCGGCGGTCAGGCGTTTTGTTAAACGCTGGAAATCGGACAACGCCAGCCTATTATTGTTCGTCACCGATCCGGACGAATGGAAAAAACGCAATATGTTCGCCTTCGGAGACGCCTCAGAAAATATCGAACGGCTCAACCAGCTATGGGAGTATGATTCCACTCCCGGGGATGTCATGCTCACCGACGGCCGCCATACCTTGATTGGTGTCATCGATGTCTATTCCCGACGGGCCAAGCTGCTGGTGTCGCCCACCTCCAAGGCGGAGTCAGTCGCGGCGTTGACCCGTCGTGCCATCCTGGACTGGGGCGTTCCCGAATCGGCTAAAACCGATAACGGTTCCGACTACGTCTCCAAGCATATGGTGCGGGTGTTCCAGGATCTGGGCATCCAGCAGATTCTGTGCCCGCACTTCACCCCGGAGAAAAAACCTCACATTGAGCGCTTCTTCCGGACCTTCTCCCATTCCATTGTCGAGTTGCTTCCCGGCTACATCGGCCACAGCGTTGCCGATCGAAAAGCCATCGAGGCTCGGCGCACCTTCGCCCAGAGGATGATGAAGCAGGGATCCGACCCCATCGAAGTCCGGCTTTCCTCTTCAGAATTGCAGTCCATTTGCAATCGCTGGACCCGGGCCATGTACCACTACAATCCCCACAACAGTCTGAATGGTAAAACCCCGGTCCAGATGGCCCGGGAATGGACCGGTCCTTTGCGCCGTATCTCTGACGAACGTGCCCTGGATATTCTTTTATCGCCGGCGCCCTCCGACGGCGGTATCCGCCAGGTCGGCAAGAAGGGCATTGCCGTGGAGAACGCTTTCTTCATTGCCCCTGAGTTGGCCGGCCACGAAGGAGAAGATGTCCAGGTGCTTTTGGACCGCACCGATTTCGGCACCGTTTACGTCCGTTCCCGTCAGGGAAAATTCATCTGCAAGGCGGTTAATCCTGACAGGAAGGGCTTCGATCGTGCCGAGATCGCGGCCCGGGCCAAGGCCGTCCAGAAACAGGTCATGCGGGAGTTGAGTGGCAAGGTCAAAAAGATCGCCAAAAAGGCAGGTACCCGCTTTATTCACGAAGAGATCCTGGCTCACCGAGAATCTCAAATTGACAATATCATCGATCTTCCCCGCAACGATGAGGAATACACCTCTCCGGGTTTGGAAGAGGCCCGCCATGCGGTCGACCTGGCCAGCGACGAACTGCTGGGGCCGGAGCCCATCGAAATCACCAAGGATGAGCAACAGCGATCCAATGAAGTTATCCAACTGGCGGCCAAACAGTCCCGCCCGGTTTTGCCAGCCTCTCCCTGGGAAAAATACGAATTTCTCACCCAGGAGCTTGCCATGGGCACTGACCTGCCCGACGCGGACCTGGCCTGGATGAAGCGCTACGAGGTCTATCTCGAGACCGGCACCATGGCCGACGGAGGGCTGTCATGAACCGTAAACTGACCCTTTTCGACATGCCCAAACCGTTTTTGGTCGGGATCATCGAAGCCCTCGGGTTTCCGGTAGACGATGCCATGATTGCCGCAGCCATCATTCAGCATCGCCTGCACCGAGCTGAGAAACATGCCGGGCAATACAATGCAATATCCGCGGCGGCAAAACGGACTCAGCAAATCAGAAGACGGCGCGATCTTGAAATCAAGGCCCAGCGCCATGCGGTCAATTCCACCACCTTGTTCGAATCGGCCAGGAAACTGGCCGACCAATACGGCCTGACTGAAAAATACTTCAACGGCCGGAAAGAAAAGACCGGCCAGGCAATAAGGAGGCCACACCATGAAACATGAAATGGCAATGACCACGAACGTAAGACGGTTTCTGGCCGCCGTTCGCGAACTCACCGACCGTTTTTACGGGAGCGAGGGCATGGGGCTTTTATGGGGCCTTCCCGGGGAAGGGAAGAGCACTACCGTCGCCTATGCCACCAATACTTTGGACGGCATTTTCCTCAGGGCCAATGCCTGCTGGAATGTAACGGCCCTGCTTCAGGCCCTGTGCCTGGAACTGGGCCAGCCCCGGGGGCGGTTTAAAAACCCCATGATCGACGCCTGCGGAAAATGTCTCATGGAGCAGCCACGGCCCATCTTCATCGACGAAGCGGATTATCTGCTCCGCCAGCCGGACATGCTGGATGTCATGCGCGACATCTATGACAACACCGGCAGTCCGGTTCTGCTCATCGGCATGGAAACTTTCGCCCGGAAGGTCCAGACCATCGGTGAGGGCCGTTTTGCCCGGCGCGTCTCCCAGTGGGTGGAGTTCCGGGGGATATCCCAGGCCGATGCCCGCACCCTGGCGGACACCATCTGTGAGGTGGGTGTCGAAGATGATCTGCTCTTTGCCCTGTACGATGCTGCCCGGGCCAACATCGGGCGCATGACATTAGGGCTTTCCCGTATCGAACAGTTCGCCCGCGTCAACAAGCTAAAGAGCGTTTCTTTGAAACAGTGGGGAGACCGGCCGTTTTTCTTCGATCAACCCACATTCCGGAGAAAGCGGTAATGCCCGGCGTTCCCAACATGACCGATCGCAAGCCCCGGCCCAATACGATGCGCCGGAAGGTGTGGCAGAGCATGCGCATTAAAAAAGTCTTCACCATACCCGACCTGTGCCGCACCTCCGGGGCCGACTCAAGCAATGTCAGAAAGTTCATCCACCGGCTGGCCGAGCACGGCTATGTGGCCCTGCATGAACCCAACGAATCCGGCCAGGCCGGATCGTACCATGTCTGGCGGCTGGTGAAGAATATTGGTCCGGACCATCCCATGAAGTGCAATCGCTGCGACAATGTTCTCGGCGCCGCCTGCATCATCAAGGAGGAATGACCATGGTCGACCAGCAAGACAGCGATCTGATCCTGGATTACATGAAATCCAGAATCGGCGACTTCGAAAAGTTTTTGAGTGAAGAGAGGGGCCTGAGTTCCCACGCGGCCACGTTCATCATCGAGGATCTGGAGTACGAGCTGAAGGTAAAACCCAATGAACAACCCCATGACCCTGCTTAGGCAGGCGGTGGCATCCGAGGGTCAGGCTGGCGTTGCCCGGCGCCTGGGCTACTCCCCCTCGGCCGTCAACCAGGCCATCAAGGGCACCTATGCCGGCAGTTTATCCAACCTGCTGCAACGGGTTTCCGAGACCTATGGCGACGGTACGGTCCATTGCCCGGTGATGGGGGAGATCTCTCTCAAGCGCTGCGCTCTTGAGCGGCGCAAGCCTTTTTCCGTGAGCAGCCCCCAGCGGGTCAAGCTGTACGTGGCCTGCCGGCGGTGTTTGAAGAATGGAGGTCCACGATGAAAACCATGGCCTGCATCATTGACGAACGTACAGTTCTACAGCGCTGCCTGTGCCCGGTGTGCCAGGCGGTTCATTACGTCCTGGACGATCGCGGTGACTATTTCGATTACCTCAACAACGGTCCTGTCGTCGGCGTTTACGATGGCTGGGATGACGCCCTCGAGGTTGTTTGCGAGGCCTGCGAGTGCCGGGCGGCGGCGGTCTATGGCCGGGATCTGATCGACCGGCTGAACCGGTCCGGTCAGATCGAACGGGTGGAGCAAATTGCCCGAGATGTTTTCGTATCGATGATGGCATGGGGATCTGCCAGATTGTAGAGGAGAAATCATGTCAGAAAAAGAAAAAGTCCATCTGCTGCATGAGAAACTGAATGATGTCTTCATGGACATGAACGACATCCAGGTGATGGACGAACGCAGCCGGGAGGCCAAGCAGGATGCGATCCTCTCGTTGATCACCATGCGCAAGACCCTGGAGAGCATGGGATTGCACCATGCCCCCATGAAGAAGGGTCCGGCATGAGTCGGGGGATCGAGCAGATCGGCGAGTATGTTGATCGTCTTACCGAACTGCAGTCCGGTATGATCGGCGAACTCAATGTTGCTGCCGCCATGCGTATGCTGGTGGTTTTAAAGTGCCTTGAACGAGCCTTAACGGCTTATTTGAGCAAGCAGAAACTTTAAGGAGAATCCCATGGCACGCATCAAACCCAAAAACCTGTATCCGGTCAAGGATCTCACAGCTGCCAACGCGGCCATGGCTGAGATCGCCGTCATCAAACGCTCTATCACCGAGCTGGAAAGCGCCATGAACACCAGCATCGACCGGATCAAATCAGAAGCCGAGGTCAAGGCGGCACCACTGCAGACGCGTCTGGCTTCCATCGAAGGCGGACTATTAGCCTTTGCCGAGCTCAACAAGGACGAGCTGTTCAAGGCCAAACGCTCCCGGGAACTGGACTTCGGCTCCCTGGGCTATCGCCGTTCCAAGGAGATCAAACCCCAACCGAAAAGAACCTGGAAGATGGTGCTGGGAACGATCAAGCGGTTGGGCTTTAAAGCAGCCGTGAGATCCAAGGATATGGTCAACAAGGAGGAACTGCACACCTGGCCGGACTCGCGGCTGGATCTTATCGGCTGCCGCCGGGTGGAAAAGGATTCTTTTTGGTACGAAGTCGATGAGGAAAAGATTGCCGACAAGGCGGAGTAAGCGAAATCCCGTTTCGGCGGGATCGTCGCCCGGTGGCGCGGGCGGCCTGATGAGCAGCACATTCGAGGTGACCCATGGCGTACATTGTCAGCGCCGAAAAACTTTACCAGCGGCAGAATCAAACCCTGCACCGGGCCTTTGCTTTGTTGGACATGCCCTACAAGGAAGAAAAGAAGGGCTGGATCGGCGTGTTTCGCAAACTACTCGGCCGGGAAAACATCCAGGGGCTTTCCGACCTGACCCTGGGTGAACGCCGTAGCGTGATCGCCTATCTCTCACGGCAGGGCGCCCGGATAAAAAATCCGATTTTACCAGGGGAATTGGCGGACTGGACCCGTGGGGATCCGGAGCGAACCGTGGCCATCCAGAGAAATGAAACCCGGTATCCGGGCAGGCCGGCCAACATGCATGATCCGGCAAAGGGGCCAATGCTGAAAAAGATCGAGGCGATATTGGCCGAGGCCAACCGTCCCTGGAAATACGTCCACGATATCAGCAAACGCATGTTCGATGTCGATCGGGTCCACTGGTGCCGGCCGGATCAGTTGCACAAGATCGTGGCGGCTTTGGTGATCGATGCCAAACGCCACGGCCGGTACACGGGGAGTTGACCATGGCCATCCGTCTGCTTTGCACTTCCGGAACTTTGATGATCCAGGCCGGTCCCACCCGGGACCGGGTGAAGATCACCAGCCAGGCCCGGGAACACCTGCGCCGGATCCTGGGTCCGGATGCGGTCATCAGTCAGCGTGGCCGCAATTATTACGTTCATATCGACCGGGATCGATTGCCCGGTCTGTTTATCGATGTGTTCGAACGGTATGGAACCTGAACCGAAAGGAGATGCCATGAAACCCATCGACGCCAAAATCATTGCCGGCTTCCTTCTCAATGAACAGGAACAGTTTTTTGATTACCTCGAACAGTGCAGCATCGATCCCACCGAGGGCACCATCATGATCGAGGAGATGATCGGCGCCTCCCAGGGCGGCATTCCAACCTGTGTCGAACAGTTTGCCGGGTTTGTCGGGGAGTAGGCACTGTCGTTGCGGTAACCCTTCAAGACCCGCGGAGACCGATGCCATGAAGAAAGCAACGAAACAGAAGTTCGCACTGGCCGTGACGCTCGGACCGGTCCTTCCCCTGATCGTTTTTCTGAACTGGGACCGGTTCAAGTCATCCTCGCTTACGGAAATGTTGATTGCCGTGGCCGTTTCTCTTGTCGCTTGGGCTTGGCTCAATGTTCTTTATTACGGACTGACTGGCGTATCGCCATTGAGATTCTTAGGTCGATCCGGAACTGAGAGAACGCCATGTTCGAAATGATCGGCTGGATGGTGGCCCTGTTAATGGCCGTCGTGGCGCTCTACAACTACCTGAAGCAAGATCACGTGCGGTTGCACGAACAGCGGGTTGGCTGGATTTCCGGTGATGGTCTGGCGCCGCATCTGGAAAAGATCCTGTTCGAGCTCTTAGACGACATTAGAAAACGGGCTTATGAAGCCGGAGCGCAACTTGATCCACATTACAGAAAACAGAAAATGAAGAAGTCGGAATAAATCCGGCTTCGTGGCTCTTTGAAAAATTGTGTTGGTGATCCAAAATCCAGTGGATCGTGTCCAGCATATAAAAG